GTACCTCATACCTCTAGTCGGGCTTCTCTCCGTTGCAACCTCATATAACTTTTGAATCAAAATCCCCTAAGACCAACAATGTTGCATGTAATGGAGTCACACATGGTCGGTGCATGTGAGAGGTAAACTTAAAATCACAAATAGTAATTAGTAATTTGATACATCAACATGAAATTAAGAGCGTTAAATTTAGAATTTATAATTAGACCGTACAGCACACCTACTGCAATAAAGCAGAGCGTACTAGAGAAAGCAAAAGCAAATGCCTCAATAGGTTTAGAAGATGCAAAGCTGGAACTAGCAGTCAAAGAAGAAATGCAAAGACGACAAGTAGAACACAATCGTACTGAGCATGAGATTACTGGAATTGAAACTGGTATCAGACAAGCTAAGAGTTCAGTATATAACTGGCAAACACAGTTAGACGTTATAAATAAAATATATATAATATGAGCGAAATATACAAGAAGCAAGCCCCAAAGAGTAAAGAAGAATTAGCACAAGAAATGGCAGAGCAACACAAAAATAGATTCATTAAACGAATGAACGAATTAGAACAAGAATTTGAATACAAGGTTATTGGTATGATGGAGTACTCGCAATATGGTATTGGAGCTATCGTAGGTGTTCGACCATTCTCAGAAAACGAGAAAGCTATTAAGCAACAACTAGAAGAGAAGAAAGCAGAGCCTGTAGCAAAAGAAACAACACCAGCACCTAAAAAGACTGTCAAGAAAGCGAAGAAGGTAGTAAAATAGATATATTATGGCAGGAGGAAGACCAACTATTTATACAGAGAAGCTAGCTAAGTCAATCACTGATAGAATATCAAACGGTGAGAGTGTTCGTAGTATTTCACGAGATGATACAATGCCCCATCAGTCAACTATATTTGATTGGGCTTTAAATCACCCACAGTTTTCCATGCAATACGACAAAGCAAAAGATATAGGAATGGAAGTTTTAGCTGAAGATATAGAATACACGGCTGAAACTATGGAAGATTTGCAAAGGGCTAAACTTGTTATTGATACAAAGAAGTGGAACATGAGTAAGCTAAAGCCAAAACGATTCGGTGATAAAATGGATGTGACAAGTGATGGTAAAGCTATACCACAACAAGTCTTAGTAAAATTCATAGATGCCCCACAAACAAATAGAGATACTGATACCTAGAGAATATGAACGCTTGTTTGATACAGACTGGCGTGAAGCTGCATTATATGGCGGCAGGTTCTCTTTAAAGTCACACACTGTAGCTCGGTACTTACTTATTAGAGCTAGAATGGCAACCACTCGTATTGGTTGCTTTCGTGAGTTCCAGAACTCTATAGCAGATTCATCTCACCAACTACTCGCAGACTTGATTGTATTCTATGGACTGCACGAGTTTAAAGTTACTGACAAGACAATCATAAATGAAATAAATGGTTCAGAGTTTATTTTTAAAGGGCTACACAGAAATGAACAAAGTGTTAAGTCCATTGAGGGTATAGATATAGCATGGGTAGAAGAAGCACAGACCATTACACAAAGTTCTATTGAAATCTTGACCCCAACTATTCGTAAAGATGGTTCACAGATTATTTACACATACAACCGTTTAATGGAAGAAGACCCTGTACATAAACGATTAGTGATAGAGGGGAGACCAAATACACTCATCATAAATGTGAACTTTGATATTGCATTAAAGTATGACTTTATGCCTGACGTTATTCGTAGAGAGATGGAAGATGACAAAGCAAATAGACCATCATTGTTTAAACACAAATGGCTCGGTGAACCGTCTTCGGTAGAGGGTAGGATATTCAAAGACTGGGTACTTATTGAAAGTATCCCACACGAAGCACGTAGAATAGGTAGAGGATTAGACTTTGGGTATTCTGTTGACCCTACTGCTATCACTGATATTTATGAATACAACGGTGGATACATCTTAGATGAAGTTGTGTACCGCAAAGGAATGAGCAACGCTGAGATTGCAAACGTATTAAAGGAAGGAGATATAATAACTGTAGCTGATAGTGCAGAACCTAAGAGTATAGATGAGTTAAAGGCACATGGTATTACTGTTGTTCCGGCAGAGAAAGGCAAGGATAGTGTCTTACATGGTATACAGCTCATGCAACAGCACAAGTTTTCTGTTACGGCTCACTCTAAAAATATATGGGATGAGTATAGTCATTTAATGTGGGATACAGATAAAGAAGGTAGATGGTTACAACGACCTGAAAGCGGTGGAGACCATTCGATTGACGGTATCAGGTATTTCATGTCACGCCACTTAAAGAAGTCATCAAGCAATTCAGAGGAGTTCTACCAGAAGTTAAAGATGAGACAATTTATAAGAGAACCTAATTCAAGTGCAAGACCACGAACAGCTCTACGCTAGTTATACACATATGTACATTGTGCATGGTATAATACTGTAAAAGATAACTTACTATGCAATTATTTGAATACGTTGAAACTGAGCGCACATTCTACGAGACAGGTGAAATCCCTTTAATAGCAGGAGACGATTATTCTCAGTATCAGTTGATTAGAGCTATTAACTATACTCGAAGAAACAAATACATGGACGATAACGCTTGTGATGACATCATTGGCGATTTTCCCTATGACAACATCTCAAAGTATCGTGTTCGACTAGAAGCACGTTCTACAGACTTTGACATTAAACACATTGAGCTTGAACCAATAGACGCAAGTGATGAAGCAAGGCTTTCTGCTATGTTCGCTACTAAAGCACTCCAGAAACGATTGCGTGACACTTACTTTGGTAAGGTACTTAACCAGTATGCAGACACACGACCAGAATACGGAGGTGTACTGCTAAAGAACTCAGATGATGGTGTAAGTGTCGTACCGTGGGAGAACGTCATTACAGATATGACAGATATTATGTCTTCTCCTATTATCGAGAAGCACTACATGTCCCCATCACAGCTTAAAAAGACAGGCTGGAAGAACGTAGACGAAGCTATACTTACTGCTAACGTAAAGAAAAAGGACAAGGACATTTCAAAGAACACAGTCAATAAAGCAGAGACTATTGGCAGATTCATTGAAGTCATTGAACTTATTGGAGAAGTCCCACTGGAAATATACAACGAAGCTAGAGAAGCACTAGACGGTTCAGAAGAAATTGAAACAGACGAAGAAAACAAGTTTATACGTGTCCATATTCTATTCAATCCTACTGGAAAGGATAAAAACGGTGATGAGACAGGTATTGTATTTGTTGCAGATGAACTTGATGACGATGAAGAGCTATACAAGTTGGATGTACGACACCCAGTAGTAGGGCGTGGAATTGGTGAGGGTATCCCAGAAGAGCTATCAGAACACCAACGATGGCACAACTTCTACAAGACAGAAGAAGCACGAGTAGTAGCTATTGGTGGCAAAATCTTGTTTGTTACTGACGATGGTTCAGTAGTGGACTCTGTATATGCTGCTGGTATTGAACACGGCACTATCCTTCAAAAAGGAGAAGGTAAGGAGTTCTACCAGTTAAACAACATGCCTAACAGTGTTCCTGTATATCAGAACATAGACCAATCATGGGATGATTCGGCAGATAAAAATATAGGTTCATTTGGAGCTGTTATTGGAGAAGAGAGTGAACCTGGTACTCCATTCCGTTCCCAATACCTACAAAATGTATCAGGTACTTCACAGTTTGAGCGTGAGCGTGAAGATATGGGATTCTTTATTACTGGAGTTGTAAAAGACTGGATACTACCAGACGCTCTTGCAGAAGCAGTTAAAGCAGACAAGATAGATGCTGTATTCAATAAGGCAGAGTTACAACTTATTGACAATGTACTTATTGAAAGAGAAATAGCCTACCAGCTATCAGACAAAGTACTCGATAAGAATGTTCCTGTTGACCAGAAGATTGCAAGCCCTGAACAAGTAGAACTATTACGACAGACACTACGTACTAGCCAAGCAAAACGAGGTGGAAGACGTACTGTCACTGACATTAAAAAGTTCATCTTAGCGGCAGGAGACAAGGTAATCATCCATACAACAGACGAGCAGCGGTCTAAACAAGTTCTCTATGAGTCATACAGTAACGCGCTGATGCTCTTTGGAGAGAATGACCCAGCACGTTTAGCTATCCGAGATAAGATACTTGACCAGATGGGTATCAGTGCAGAACAGCTTGCTATGTATGCACAAGAAGCTGCACAGATGGCAACCCAAGAAGGACAACAGCCACAAGGAGCTATTCAAAATCCAAAGATTAAAACAGACGCATTAAAAGCAGAAGAACAACTAGCACCAACAATATAAGTTATGGCATGGAGCGATAAAGAAAGAGAAATAGCAAAGGTTCTCCTAGAGCCTGACTACAACACTCTATTGAGAAAGATATTTGTAGACTTACAAGTAGCAAGTGGTAAAGACCTGAAACAAATTCTTAAACAGAATGTAGCGGCACTAGACGATGCTGAATACGGCAGACTTATGAAAGTAGTATTCCTCGCTAGTGAGGAGAACAAGAACAGAATGAACCTCATTCAACAAATAGCACAGAAACCTAAAGAAAAAACAGAAGTGGCAACTGCACCAAAATAATAATGATATAATAATGATATAATAGTTTAAATTAACAACTTAATTAAAAATAATATGGCAGACGCAAAAGCAGACAAAGTACAAGTAGACGGTTCAGAAGTAGCAGAGAATTATGATGCTCTTAATTTCACAAGAGGATTAACCGCAACAGAATCAAATGGAGTTGTGGAAGTAGTAGATTCTAGTCTAGTTACTGAAGCTGTTACTACA